AATATCTAATCCGGCCGACCCGCCGCCGCCAGCCGCCGCCGACGAACCATTACCGCCGCCGCCGCCGCCGCCCACTGAACACACCTCAATAGTGCCAGCACCTAAAACGGTTAGCGTCCCTGAACTTGTAAAAACAATATATTTGTATCCGCCAACCGTAACAGTTTCTTGACCACCTGAGATGACAACACCACCAGCGTGCGGTGCGCTAAGAATTTGCACCGCTTACGCCTTAAGGTTGCCGACAACAAACCAAGTATTAGTGTCAGTTTTAACACAAGTTGCAACCGCGTACTGTGCATCAGTTTTGAGTTTCGCGCCAGCGCTGTTAAGTGTCACGCCAGCACCAGCCGTAATTGTTACTGTGCCTGCACCAAGTTGCGCAATATTAATCTGTGTACCAATACCGTAGGCAACTGATGAGTTTGGTGGCACGGTCACGGAAATTGACGCTGCATTTGAACAGGTAATTAATTTTCCGTCGTCTGTTAAAACTGTTGTGTAAGTCGTGCCTGTCTGGGCGTTAATTGCGATCATCGCTGTAGCCAGCGCGTTTTGCTCTGCTGCAGTCAAAACCTGTGATGCAGTGAAACTTTGTCGTGTTGCCATAGTTCTCCTTAGATTACCCTAGAACATTCGTGGAATTGATGATGCCATAAACAGCGTCATCAAGTATTAACTCATAGACCAGCGTGGTCGGGCTTGTAAAGTACTCGACACGGTGACCGCTACCTACCGTGATTGTGTGCTCAACACCCTCTACCGATAATTCTTGTGCCAGTTCAGTTGAGCCAGCACCGCTAGTAAAAGTCTTTTCTATAGTGATTGTGTCGCCTATATCAATGACTGCCACAGTGTCGCGTTGCGCAATAGTCAACTTGTTTAGGTTTGTGGCTGACGATGTGTAGCGCGCCTCAGGTTCAGGGTTAAGCAAATAAGTTGCCAGTGTTTGTGCTGCAGCGTCATTATGTAACAGCGACTCAGTGATGCTGGTTGTTTGTATAAAGTATTTGGCTTGACTGGCTGCATCGTCTGCAACCTCTACAGACCCACCAATGATGCTGACGGCCGCGCGGTTGACTACCTGATCTGCTTCAAATGTGATGCCTACACCGTCATACGGTATGTTCGTGCCGTCATCGTGGAAGTCTGCTACCGGGTTAGACAGCGTGTTGCCTATGCGTGGCTGAAATGTTAGGTCGCCGTCACGCGACATAAACAGTCTGCCTTGCTCAGCAAGATTGATAGCCGAGCAGTATTGCAGTGTGTTTGTGCCAGCGTCAACAGTAAACGGTGCACTACCGCCAAGTGTTTGTGTGCCTGTACTGATCGCGCGCTGACCGATAGGGAAATCAACCTCAGGTAGGTCAAGTACCGCCGATAGTCGAGCGCTGCTTAACTGCTCACTGACATTGAATTCTGCTAAATAGGTTTGTGCCAGCAAATAGAAATCGTCAGCACAATAAACCGTGACCGTGTCAATACCGCCAAGCGCAAAATTGTAGTCATAGTTAACGATGTAGCCGACAAACAAATATTCTTTAACATTGATATTTGAGTAGCGCGCCAGTCGTACTTTACGCATAGGTGCTAGACCCGGTTGCGCTGTAGACGCGTCATAATACGGTGACTGCGTATCAAATGGGTTGAAAATGCCGTCAGTGTCAAGCATGTTGAATGTCATCGTGCCTGCACTGAACTGATCGCCTACATCGCGCCGACCTCGCCGCACAGTAATAGCGTCAATGCCCGTAGTGACATCAGCAAAATTTGTTGTACCGTCAAGCACATAAGTTGTGTTGTTTAATACGCCAGCCACCGCGTCATCAAGTAAGAATGCATCTTGGACAAACCCTGTGTCAATTTCTAGGCTGTAATTACCAGCGCCGACAACCGCTGTGCCAGCCACTACGCAACCTGTATTTGTGCCGGGCCTGCAGACCTGTTGTAAGCACGAATAGCGTTAACAACTGCTTGACCTATCTCAGCGCTAGTCGAGAGACCGCCAGTGACATTGACAGTCACACCGCCACCCATGCCACCCATTTGCGACAACGGAATTATTGCCTCTGGGCCTTTCTCGCCAACCATAGCCAATGTAGGTCTAGTCACAACGCCACCGTCAGCAAAGCCCGGAATGTTTATATTACCTAAATTAAAATCGCCAAACCGTTCCTTAAGTTCAACGAGTCGCCTAAACAATCCAATAAAAATACCTAGCGGCCCTGTAACAACAATGATGCTGTTGCCAAACATTTCAAATGCGCGCGACATTGCCGAGAATTTGACTTCTAAAAATACCATTGCTGCAGTTAATCCGATTATTGCTGCAGTGACTAACACAAATGGGTTAGCACTTGTCGCGACATTTAGTGCAATCGTTGCAAGTTTTGTTAGCACAAGTGTTGCTTGATAAATTTTCATAGCGACATTCGCTGCGATTACTGCTGTAGCGACCGCACCGATAACGCCAACCATTATTAAAAACACTCTGGTATTTTCCTGTGCAAAATCTGCGACAGGTTTCATGATCGTTAACAGTTTTTCTAACACTGGTAGTAGTGCAGCGCCTATCGATTCTTTAGTTTCGTCTAACGCTATTTTCATGCCACGCATACGGCCGTCAAATGACTCGGCTGCAACTGTCGCCGCACCGCCAAACGAGACCGCTAACGCCTGTGTAATGTCATCAAGACTGCTACTGCTATCAATCACACCTTTAAGTGACGGGTCAAGTTTTAACAGCGCACCAGTTTGACCGTTGGCTGCTTTGCCTAACGCCAATGTGACGGTCTCTAAATCTTTGCCAGTAGCCGCTGCAATGTCCAGCGCCGTGTTCATCAAACCCTGTGCAACCTCTACCGAGCCAGTCGAGCGCACCAAGTTGGCCATAGCCGGGCGCAAATCGTCATCAACTACCGCAAACGCGCGTGACAGACCAGATATAAATTCCTCATTGCTGGCAATCACATCATCAGTAGCCATTGCGCTAGTGCGTAACTGTTGCGCCAATAAATCTTGTGCTTTTTGATCCTCGACTGCTGCCTGCGTTGCCATGCCTAAACCTGCAGTCAAACCGCCAATGACTGCGATTGCTGGCAACATTGCTTTTTTAAGTGCAAACGCCGATTTAGCGCCAGCGCCCTCAAGTTGTTTAAATTCCGCGATTGCTTTTTTAATGCCTTTGTCGCTGAATTCGCTAATAATTGGAATAGATAATGACATAACTAAATGTCCTTTTGCACTGTGCGAATGGTGTCTAAGATCATTGCTTGCATCTCGCGTTCAATCTTTTTGCGTGCCTTGTACACCGCTGGCCCGATAAGTCGAGTGCGACCAGCCGTCACTGGCTCAAGGTTGTTACTTAATCGGTTTGCGTTTGCGCGACCTGCAGTTTCAAAGATTGCCGCCGCCGGGTCTTTTTGCTCAATCAGGATTACGCCTACCGCGTTACGCCTTGTGTCAAATCTCATGCGTACACCTTTGACCGCTTTGCTGACCGTAAATGGGAATACTTTGCGACCATTGCTAGTCCAGTTGTATGCCATGCCTGACAATGGCACTTGTGTATAAACCGCCCTGCCTGCACTAATGGCTGGCTCGGCAATTTGTGTTGCCTGTGCCTTAAAGTCTTTTTGTAACTGTGGGTCAATTTTGCGTAGCGCATTTATTGTGTCCTTGACACCGACTACTTGGATAGTTGTTGACACTGGCATTAGCGCGCCTTGCGATCTTTGTTAATCATCTCAATGACGGTGTTCATGTCATCTAACTCGAATGTGATCTCTGACGGCCAAAACCCGGTAGCCACAACTATCTGCGCTAATCCATAGCGGTAACTACCGCGTCTGCTTTTGGGTCGTTCGTATCAACCACCTCAAGTTTCACAATTTGTTTGATGTAGTCATCAAGTAATGCTGGCACTGTGATGCCTTGAGCGCGTGACGCTTCGTACGCAAGATATGACAAATCTTCCATGCCGATGCCGTCTGACATTTGTGATGCTTTGCGTTTATATTTGCGTTCCCACATAACTATCGTCATCATGTTTGTTGTGACTTCATGTGTCGCATCTTTTAATGTGACCTTTAGTGTTAGTTGCATGGTTGTACCCTCTCGGTTTGTTTTGTTTTTTTAGTTCTCAGCGGCCAGTGCCGCGCGATCATGAAACTGCTTTAGTAAGCACGCCACCAGCGAATGACAATGTGATTGTTGACAGTTCGCCAAGTGATGCATTTATTGGTGTGTGTGACTCGAGGTAGCACCCGGTCAATGTGTAGATTGGGTTTGTCGCTGCAGCAACGCCTGACGCTGGCGCGACAACGACATTGCAGGTAACGCCGACCAAACCAAAAATTGTGGCCTCAGTTTCGCCGGTTGCATATGATTGAAAAAGTTCAACCTCAATGCTGTTGTTTTGCAACGATGTAACTGCTGAGCCGCCAAACTTGCGTGCCGTGTCGCCAAATGCTGTTGTTTCTAATTGCTCATAAGAATAATTAACAGTTGCACTTGTGCACTGATCTGTGAGCGCCACGCTGTTAATTGTCACGACAGGGTTTGAGAGATAAACGCTAGTTGCCATAGTTAGTCCTTTGGTTCAGTAATAGTTTTAACAGATTTTGTGGGCTTGTGTGGGGATATGTGACCGCCAGCGACCAGCACCTCAATGTTTGAATGCTCTAGATCGGCTGAGTCTATGATCGTGCCATTCGGCCAGATGAGTCGATTGCTGGTCACTAAATATTTGCTCATGTCGTTGACGCTTTCATTTGTATGTTTAACGATAGTGCAGGGTAGTCGACACCGCCGATAGTAAGTGTGGTGGGTCTGCCGTCAGTGACCGCGACATTGGCTGCCAATACTTTGGCTGCAACATTCAAACAATTTCGGTATGCGTCAGCATTGCTCGGCCCGAGACTGATAACTGTGACCGGTATTGAGATGTCAACAATGTTGCTGTTGTAAGCCGTGAACGACATCGCATCAAGCAAGATGCACGGTGGCTGTACATTGCGTGGGTCTGTCACGCACACAAGCCCTGAGACGGCGTTGAGTGTCGTGGCAAGGTTATTGATTGCCGTGTTAAATAAATCGGTGTAAGCCTGTGCCGCCATTACGCGACCTGTGGTCTGTCAACACCTAACAACTGTTTGACGATTGGCGATAGTCCGTTAGTCGAGCCTGCAGACATGCCGTCAAATGATGCAAAGTCTGATATGCCACCGCGCTGGCGATACAACGCGCCGCCATACATGATCGTGCCTAATGTGACATCACCGCTAGGCGATGTTGCAAGCGCGTCAAAGTAGCCGACTTCTTGTCGTCTGCGATAACAAAACTGGTTAGCAGCGCTAGCGCATTGTGTAACAAATGTTGTGTCGTCAGCGGTCGCTGTAGCAATACCTAACCATGTCAATATTTGTGCTGCAGTAATCCAACTACAAGTTTGGGTATATGTGACTGTGCCCGAATAATCAATAACAAACTCAACACTTGTGCCAGTGCACGCATACAACACTTGATTAGGTACTGGCTGATTTTCGTCAAATAGCAGTTCGCCAGTTGTGCCGTCAATACCTGTAAACAAATATTGTGGCAATGCAAGCACCGTGAATGTGCCTGCGAATGGTGATGCTAAACCTGAGACCGTGACTGACTCGCCTAAAGCAATTTCGTTTGCTTCGAGCGTGCTAATGCAGGCGTAATTGTTTAGTAATTGTTTAGTTTGTGTTTTGTAAGTTGCCATGGCGTTTAGTCCGCCATGCGACTAGGCGATTACGATGCCCTGAATGAACGATGACTTGGCAACAAATGTTGAGAAGTAACCGTAGTAGCTGAATGTGCGACTAAGTGTCGACGGTACATCAACAGACAAAATGCCCTGTTGCGCTTCGTAAATTTCAAAGCCCGGTGCGTACACCACAAGCATTGTGCCGCTTGCAAAGTTGTTATCTACAACCAGTTGCAAGCCCATAACATTCATGTTGTTGTAACCCATGCCACCGACTTTGCCGATTGAGTTTTGACCCATGATGCCGTCAGTTACATAACCAAGCACTGGGCGCTTGTTGGCGTCTAACTGTGACCCAAGTTTTTCCCAAACATCTGGCGACACACACAAGTGTGTAGGGAAGTAGTTTGAGTCCTCAGCAATTTCTCGAGCCGCGTCATACAACGCACTAATCAATGATGACGGGTTGTCTGCTGTAACAGTCCATGTTGAACCTGATGCTGTTTTGCCTGCGACAAGTGCATCTGCTGCAACATCGTCACTTTTAATCAGGTACTCACCAGCCAAGTCGTTTAACACAAGTTGCATTGCGCTCGGATCAGTGAAGTCCATGTCCTGTCGAGTCATTGTGACCTGACCTGCAATGGTTGTTTTTGTGACCGTATTCGAGGCAATGACCATTGTCGTCGCACTTACTGCACTGCCTTCAGTTTGTGTTGCAGCGCTGGTGTGCGTTGTGATTGTTGGTCGGACAAATGTTTTGCTTGGTGTGTTCGGCATTGCTCGAGCACCAAATGCTGTAACAACTGGTCGCACGAAATTCAAATCTTGAAATAGTGGCCCAAGTACTGGCACTGGCAACAGACCCGGTGTATCAGTTGTGAGAATGTCACCAGCTGCTGCTTGCAATGCTGTCTGTCGTTTTGCTGCTGCTGCTTTTGCTGCATTCTGAACATTGATAAGTGTGTCGCCACCGATGTGCATTGCTGCAAGATATTCGCCCGGTGTTGGCATTGCAAATTCGCGTGCAGGCTTAGCCCACAACTTGTCAACAGTTGATTGTGCTGCTTCGACTACTGGTGTTTCAATTTGATCTGACATTGGTTTCTCCTGTGTAGGTATAACTTCATTTAACTCTATTTCAACTTCGGTTTGTGGGATACTCGCTGCGACTTGTGTGATGACCGCACCGCTGAATGCGCCTTCGCTGACTAGCGACAATTCTGACCAGTCGGCCGACTCAATAACCATTGTGCCGTCATCGTCATAACTGAACTTTGTCGGGTTAACGCCGACCGATACAGCGTCAATTACACCGTCATTAGCCAGTGTCAAAGCCTCGTCACCTAGTCGAGTGGCGCTGATCTTAGCTGTAAACATCATGCCCTGTGGCGTGTCTACCCGGTCAACTACTTTGCCCACGATCTGATTGCTGTCGTGTTGCATATAAAGTTTCGGGTCACGCCCTGTAGTCGGCAATGAGCCTTGCTCAAATCGCACCTTTGTGCCGTCAAGCACTGTCGCTGTTTCATCGTAGGTAACTGCAACACCTGAGATTGAGCGTGACGGTAGGCCCTCTACCGCCGCCGCATCAACCGTGATCTGAGAGGGAACTAATTTGATCATAATTTTAGGATACTCCAATTTCGGTTTCGGTTTGTGTTTCTCTCATGTCGCCCATTGCGTATTCGCCTGACAAATATTTTTCAACATCAAATTCAACATATGTGCCGTTAGGCAAAACATTGTTCATGCTTAGCGTGCTAGCAATACATTCGGCGTATGCCTTTGCACCAAATGTCCACAAGTCCATGCGCGCTTCACTGCTCGACTGATACGAATATGAACCGACAGATATACCTGCAAGGTATGGCGGTATGTTGCATAGTCGCGCCATTTCCATTGCCTGAAATTCTGCCGAGTCAATTAACAACATTTTGTCAGGGCTTGTCAGCGTTTCGGTGTAGGTCACAAATTCGTTAAGCGCTGCAGTCTGGTTAGTTTCGCGTGCCGCATTAAACGCGCCAGCAAGATCAGCCAATTCTTGCGCCGATAGCGGTTCGCCGCCTGTTTGACGCAATACGCCAGCAGGTATCGCACTCGACGCGTTGCGGTAGCGCGCTGCTTCAAGTTTTAACGCGGTTGCAACCGATTGTGTTGACATATAAATGATGCCCTGTATCGGTGACAAGAATTGCACTACATCGTTAGGGTCTAATTCAGCGCCTTGAAACACAACTTGTTTTGACGGTGCAAACCACACCGGGCCAGCCTGATCTAATGTTTGCACCATTGCTGCAGGTAGTCGAGTGAACGATGCCGGGAAACCGTCAGCGGTGCGCGAAGTTATGTACCAAAATGCGCGACCATAAAAAAACAGATCGTCAAATGTCCATGACATAATAAAATTGTTCGGCAACTGTGGGTCAATTTTGCGTAGCCAAGTGCGTGGCGCTAATGGCATCTTTTCCATTTCGTCACCATTCCAAATTTCGGTATACATTTTCAAACCCATGCAACTGAGAACTGACGCCATTAAGTCGCGACTGCGGCTAATTGTCGCCACGCTAATTGCGCGATTACGCGCGTCACCCTCAACATACGAAAAATATTGACCGATCATGCCAGCGCCACCATTATTAGCCGACTGATAAAGATTGCCAGCGGCTGCAGCCTTAGTCGGTTTAGATTTTTGTGCGCGAATGTTGTCGCCAATAACTTCAATCAAAGTGCGTGCCATGTCTAAAGTATGCCACCGATCAAGTTGTGCATGGTGTATAGGTGCTGGCCGCAAACGACCGAGAAAGCAGGAAACAGCCAGCCACCCACAAACAGATTAGCGTGACGCAACCACAATCATAGGTTTTCCGCTTGATGTAGGTCGACTGGCGAGCGCTGCAGCCCACACCAAACATCGTGCCAATTCGATAGGGCCGGGACTGCGTTGACTGCTGAGCGCAATGCTGTTTTGTGACCTGACCGCAACAGCGCGCTGCACATGCTCAGCCAACATTTGTTCGCCAGTGTGCAAGATAAGTTTCTCGCCGATCATTGCTTTAATGCGTGGCGTAAATTTAAGTATCTCGCCGTAGCCAACCACAATGCGTTTACGCTCTAACGCGACTGGCCAATGCAAGTCAATCGTAGGTGTAATGGCAAACCGTACCGCACTGGTGTTGCACAGTCGGTCAACCTCGGCCATGACTTGGTCAAATGTGTCCACCACAAATTCAACTGTGGCAACGGTGCGATGATCAGGCAACACAACACATCTGACACCAAAATATCTTGCGTCATCAAGCGAGCACTCAATAGCGACTGTGCCGCCGTCAGGTATCGGGTCTGTGTATAACAACTGTGGCCACACACCCGGCTGTATCCATGCCTTATCGCTGGCAACCCAAAGGTTGCAACTGGCGCGCAAGAATGATGCACGATCAGGGTTTTCGGACTCGGCTTCAATAGTTTTCATTGTTAGTGTCGTACCAAGTGCAGGGTTTGACCATGCCCACGATGCCGGGTCTAACGGTGACATGTCAGGTGGTGGTGACCATTCGGCAAAGTAGAAACTACTTGTGTGCCCTGTGTCGATAGCGCGCAAACCCTGCTCACGCCATTTCAACATTGCGGTACTTGCCTCAGTGCCAGCGGTAGACCACAAACTTAGTAGCGGTGATCGTTTGGCGCGTTGCGCTGGTATCAAACCACCGTCAACTACATCACGCCCGATATCCCACATTTCGTCAGCCACAATCAGATCGCATGACATGCCGTGACCCACAGAATTATTGGCGGCACGCACAAACCATTTAGACCCGTCAGGCATCGTCACCGAATTACGGCCATAAGACTTCATCAAATATGCGTCAAAATATTTGTTTAATATCGGTGCAAGATTGTCAAACAACATCACCGCCAAGTCAAGACGATGCGCCACCGTCAACACAGTTTGCTTAGCACCACGCACTTTAGGCATCTCAGTAAGCCACCAGCCGACAAGCGCCATAAGCGCAACGGTCTTGCCATTCTGTCGAGCCGTACTTACAAGCGAAACACGGTTAACTAAATCCTGATCGTCATCAAACAACAGTTGACCTTGCAGCGCGCGCACCTGCCAATCCATTAACTCAACATTTAGATACTGCCCTGCAAATTCCCTAACACCGTCAATGAATGACCCGGCATGCTCAGGCCACACAGTCTCGAGTCTTGGCTGGTCTCTGCCAGTTACCGCCAGTTCAGGCTGGTTAAGGCCATTTGGGATAATCCTGAC